GCCAAGGCCGCGCAGGTACATCGTTGGCTGCAGGCCGATCGCGCCTGTGCCGATGTCGTGCATCCAGGTGGATCGCCCCGATGGGCTGTACCTGGCCGGGCGGCAGTTGGTGACCACCCACAACAGCACCCTCATCACGTTCGCCGGAGTCATCCAGGAGATCATCCGCGACCCCGAAATCACCGTCGGGATCTTCTCGCACATCAAGCCGGCCGCCCGGAAATTCCTGTTGCAGATCAAGGCCGAGCTCGAGAACAACGACCGGCTCAAGGCGCTGTTCCCGGACATTTTCTGGGCCGATCCACGCAAGGACGCGCCGAAGTGGTCCGAGGAAAAGGGAATCGTGGTGCGCCGTGCCGGCAACCCGAAGGAGGCGACGGTCGAGGCGCACGGCCTCGTGGACGGTCAGCCGACCGGCGCCCACTTCCGCCTCATGGTCTTCGCGCCGACAATCTCGGTGCTCGAGGCGCAGACGGGCGGATACGGAAATGGCACGTCGGCACGAGGTATCACTACGCCGACTCGTACCACGCAATGATCGAGCAGGGCGCGGTCAAGCCCCGCGTCTATCCGGCCACCGACGACGGAACGCCCACCGGCAAGCCCGTGTTCCTGTCACCCGAGGCATGGGCCGACAAGCGACGCCAGCAGACGCCCGCGACGATCGCTGCGCAGATGTTGCTCAACCCGGCAGCCGGCACGGAAGCCCTGTTCGACGAGGCGTGGCTGAAATTCAGCGACGTGCGGCCCGCCACGCTCAACGTCTACATCCTAGCCGACCCGGCTGGATCGCGGAAAAAGGGGTCCGACTACACGGCGATCGTGGTCCTCGGAGTCGATGCAGCCTGGAACTTGTACCTGCTCGACGGCTACAGGGACCGCATGAAGCTGCACGATCGCTGGACCACGCTCAAAGCACTGCGAAAGCGCTGGCTCCGAGAGCCGGGCGTGCAGCACGTCAAAGTGGGCTACGAGCGCTACGGGCTGCAGTCCGATCTCGAGCACTTCGAGCTCGAGATGCAGCGCGACAAAGATTCTTTCGACATCGCAGAGCTCGCCTGGCCGCGGGAAGGCCCGGGGTCGAAGTACGACCGGATCCAGAGGCTGGTGCCGTACTTCCGCAACGCGCGGTTCTTCCTGGCGCAGGTCACCGAGGGCGAAACGGCGAACCAGGCCCGGATGCGCGCAGAGGGCCAGCCCTGGCGCATCTTCGCGCCGACGAGGCGGGCGGACTACGAGGGCAAGGTCTACTCCCTGAACAAAGCGTTCATCACGGAGTACCTGACGTTTCCGTTCTCGGTCCACGACGATCTGCTTGATGCGGCCTCGAGGATTTTCGACATCGACGCCGCGGCGCCGGTCATCATCGACCGCAGCCGCCTCGAGCCGGATGTGTACGAGGACGGGGTGTAGCGTCACTGGATTTTCATCCAGTGAGGATTTCCACAGCATTTTCAGTCACTTAGGAGGCTGTCATGGCAGAACCGAAGGTGAAAACGTCCACCCGCCTGTGGTCGCAGGAGGTCGCGATCGCGGAGGCGCAGTCGGGCGAAGTGCGGCCGAAGAACAAGGAGCCGGGCTATGAGTTTGGTGGAGGAAAGCGGAAGTTCGACACCGGGCCGGGCGTCTACGAGCGACCTGTTGTCCCGGATTGACGAGTACGCGGCGCTGCCTGCGTGCGTGCGATCGGCTGTGAGCAGAAAACAGTGGGCATTCTGTACGGACGACCAGCGCGCGAGGCTTGTCCGCGAGTTCACGGACCCCGACACCTACGATGATTGACCTGACTGACACCCCGCAGTACAACCCGGCCGACCTGGCGACGTCCCGTCAGATCGCAGAGCGGCTGCATCAGCGGTATCCGGGCTATCTGTGGGCGATTCATGTGCAGTGGCAGCAGGGCATCGCGATCATCCGCAACTTGTCGCTCAGCGGCAAGCACGGCTACGTCCTGCACCTGGCCGATGCGTGGTCGTCGTCGGAGCTCGATCGTCAGGTGGACGCAGCCGGCGGAGAGATTCTCGAGCGATACCGACTGGCGCGCCGCGGATTCTCGGGTGACGAATACGACACGATGGCGAAGGATGCCGCCGGGCTGCCGGTCGGAGACATAGGACGATGAGAGACACGCCGCCTGACGTCGAGCGACTGGGCCAGACCGACGAGCCCGTCGAGAATGCCGACCGGGACAAGGAGTTCCTGCGGATCTCGCGGGACGCCTACTCGGCCGCAACTAACTATTTCGACTCGGCGGTGCGCGCCGATGTCGAGCAGGATCTCCGACAGTGGCAGTCGCGCCATTCGTCCGGGTCGAAGTACCTGTCGCAGACCTACGCGGGCCGGTCGCGGCTGTTCGTGCCCAAAACACGAGCTGCCGTCACGAAGTTCGAGGCCCAGGCAGCCGAAGCCTTCTTTTCAAGTTACGACGTCGTGTCGATGGAACCCTACGACAAGGACGATGACAATCAGGTCATGGCCGCGGCGTTCTACAAGGCACTGGTGCAGCGCCGGTTGACCGACCCGCCGCCGAGGGGCATCCCCTGGTTCTTGACCTGCATCGGCGCGTACCAGGAAGCGCATGTCACCGGCATCGCGATCGGCAAGACGTACTGGGACGTCAAGGCGGACCGACCGGCCGTCGACCTGGTGCCGATCGAGAATTTCCTGTTCGACCCGGCCTGCGACTGGCGCGACCCGGTCCACACGTCGCCGTACCTGATCCACGTTTTGCCGATGTACGTCAAGGATGTACGGGCGCGAATCGCGGCGGGACGCTGGCGCGAGGTCGATGAGGGGGCGATGCGCAAGGGCTTGCGCCGGCAGTCCGACACGATCCGTTCTCAGCGCGAGGGCAACCGCCCGGACTCGCAGGAGCAGACGCACGACATCGGCGACTACAACATCGTGCTCGTGCACGAGAATATCGCCGAGGTCGACGGGCAGCAGTGGGTCTGGTACACGATCCTCGACCAGACGATGCTCTCCGATCCGGCGCCGCTCGACGCGCAGTACGCGCATGGTCGTCCGTTCACGATCGGCATCACGAACCTGGAAGCGAACCGGCAGTACCCGTCGAGCACGCCGCGACTCTCGCGCGACGTTCAGCGCGAACTGAACGAGTTGCGCAACCAGCGCATCGACAACGTGTCGTTCGTGCTGAACAAGCGGTATTTCGTCGCACGCAACCGCCAGGTCGACACCGACTCGCTGCGTCGCAACGTGCCGAGTTCGGTGACGCTCATGGAGGATCCGAAGAACGACGTCCAGGTCGTGTCGACGCCGGATGTCACGGCATCGAGCTATCAGGAGCAGGACCGGCTGAACCTGGACTTCGATGAGGTCGCCGGCTCTTTCTCGCAGTCGTCGGTGCAAGCCAACCGGAACTTGAACGAGACGGTCGGCGGGATGAACATCCTCACGACCAATGCCAATCAGGTCGCAGCTTACAAGCTGCGCACATTCGTCGAGACGTGGGTCGAGCCGGTGCTCAGACAGGTGGTGGAACTGGAACGCCATTACGAGACGGATGAACGGGTGATCCGCCTGGCGTCGATCGCTGCGGGCATCGACCAGACCCAGGTCACGGACTACCTGTGGGCGCAGGAGACTGCGCTGACCGTGTCGGTCGGGATGGGCGCGACGAACCCGCAGGAGAAGGCGAATCTACTCTTGTTCGGCTTCAACGCGCTCAAGGGTCTGCTCGCCGACGGTGCGCTCGAGCAGCGCGGGCTGAACGCGCGGGAGGTCGCGAAGGAAATCTTCGCGATGCTCGGCTACCGCGACGGGTCGCGCTTCTTCACCTGGGCCGATGACGACCCGGTGGTCGCGCAACTGCAACAGACGATCGACAGCCTGCAGTCGCAACTGGCGGCCAAGACTCCGCCGGAACTGCTGGCCGCGCAGGTCGACAAACTCGCCGCCGAGGTTCGCCGGATCGACGCGCAGCGGGTCGCGGAAGGTGTCAAGGCCGCTTACAGTGCGATGCAGGCGGGCCAGGTGATCGCATCGGTGCCGAGTGTGGCGCCGATCGCCGACGAAGTGATGCGCACGGCCGGCTGGCAGCCGCAGCCGGGGCAGGACCCGAATTTCCCGCAGCCTGCGGCACCCGACCCGGCATTGATGCAGGGCGACGTGATGGATCGCAGGACAGGCGTGTCGTTCCAGCCGGGCAACACCAGTCCGATGCTGCCGGCCGCGGCGCCATCGCCCGATGTCGGCATGGGTGACGGGATCGAGACGCAGCGGCCCGACGGCACCGACCCGACCAGGACCGGCGCGTGACCCCCGAAGTCCAGAATCTCCTGGCCGATGAGGCGATCGGCGTCGAGGTCGAGCGGTTTCTCGGCAGCGCGGCCGGGCGCCGACTGGTCGAGATCTGCGAGAAGGATCGCGCGGCGGCGCTCGAGCGACTGGCGACGGTCGACGCAGAGGATGCGAGGGCAATCAGGACGATCCAGAACGAGATCGCGGCGATAGATCGCTTCCAGCAAGGGCTGGGCGATATGCTGACCGCGGCACGCGGGGCCATCATGCGCCTCGACCAACTCACACAGGAGGAATAGACAAGGAACGGAAAAATGGACGCTACCCGCGAGGGCGTGGCCGAGCAGGATAAAACCGCCGACACCGCCGAGAACGAGAACCCCATCGTGCCCGGATCGCCCGGCGCCAGGCGCCTCGAGGCGATGGACATGATCGGCAAGTCCAGAACCGCCGCGCTCGAGCAGGAGATCGGCGAATCGGTGACGGACGAACCGAAGCAGGAGGCGGCGGACGAACCGGCGGACGAACCTGATTCGGAGAAAGAAGCCGAGCCCGAGGGTCAGATCGACAAGCAACTGGCGCAGGACGAGTTCATTGACCCGTCGATGTTCGGGCGCAAGGTGCGGATGAAGGTGGACGGCCAGGAGGTCGTCGTGCCGCTCGAGCAGGTGCTTCGTACTGCGCAGAAGTCGGAGGCGGCCGATCTGCGCTTGCAGAGGGCCACTGAATTGTTGCGCGCAGCGCAGTCGCGCGCAGAGGAAACAACGGGCAGTATAGAACCGTCGGCCAAACCAGGCCCATCTCAAGACGAGACGGTCATGGCTCAGCTGAAAGCCGCCGTCGGCGCCATTTTCAGTGGCGACGAGGACGCGGCGACAGAGGCGCTCGCGCAGGTCATGGGCAAGCAGCAATCCGCTGCCCAGCCCGTCGATCCCGATGCGATCGCCGAAGTCGTGGCGCAGAGGTTGGACGAGCGTAGTGCATTGGACAGGTTCCTCGATGCGTACCCGCGCATCCGGTCGAACCCGTGGCTGCAAGCCGCTGCCGATGCGGAGCTCGCGCGCTTTCGGGCAGAGGGGAAGCCCTTTGTCGAGGCGCTCGAATCCGCCGGACAGTCGGTCTACACGCAGTTCGGGTACGAGCGTGAACGGGCCGCCCCGAAGGAACCGGAGCCGACCACGACCCGCCGGGAAACCCTGGAACGAAGGAAGGCCGGGATGGATATTCCTACCGGCAGGACGGTGAGCACTGCGGCGACTCAAGTGTC